ACACCCATCTTTTTAAATAACTCATAACCTGTCGTTCTAACAACTTGATTGTCGAAACGTAGTTCACCTTTTTTGAACGCTCTAGACATTTTATACATGAAACCATTATCTCTAAAGTTTCTAATTAATGTACGACCTTCAGCCATATCTTCTTTTACTATTGCATAAACCTGTTTAGAAGAAGGATCATAATCTTGACTCATATACATTAATCCATTTCGTGGGCAAACCCATATTCCTATAATCAATCCTTTAAACACAACTGAGAAAACATATTTACTTTCTTTTGTTCTTCTCTCAACAAATGTATAATTATCTCCTGTAAATTCATTATCAAGTGCCATATCTCCATAGCCAGTACCATCTATCAATTTACCAAAACGACTTTCCCTAAAGTTATCAGCAAATTCTTTTGAAGGGGGTATTTCAACAACTAAACTTTCATAAGCATTAAATCTCTTATCTATGTCAGGAGTTAATCCGAAGTAAATAAAATACGGATTGATAATAGAAACAGCATTACTTAAACAAACACAACGTGTTCTCGGTCTATCCCTAAAAACCGTGTGAAGTAAGTTTAATAAACCTTCAACTTCATTAGGGATATAACCACTATTGTCTTTCTCTCTTATAAACTCATCAAACATCATAAAATCTATTAACGGATACTCTTTTGATTTATATGATTGCCATTGACTTAGTTGAAAAGCCATGCCAGCCAATTTACCATTTATATAAAATTTTCTTCCTTTTACCTCAAATTCAACATCCAAGAAATCTTTTTGAATAGCATCAAAGAAAGTTTCCAAACCTTTTAATTCTTCTTTATATCTACGAATATACCCAAACATTTTACCATGTTTCAAAAACTGTCTAACAGCATAGGATTTCATAGAGTAAGTTTTACCTATACTACGTCCTCCAATGACAAAATTTAACATCCTATCATAAGAAAGCATCTTATCAGGACTATAATATAAACTAATATCTGTACTCATGAATTCCAATCCTTTCTAGTTAGATAAATTTACCCCATGTGCTAACACGTTCACCATTTACAGTTTCACCGCTTGCAATATATAAACCATCAACGCCCTTTAACCAAACATATCCATCTTTTTCATAGCCATATGATTCATATGAAAAATCTCCATTTGGTTGTAAAGTTCTTACATGTTCACTATTTACACTTGGTTCTCGTCTAACTTTGATAGAGGTATTAGCAATAAATTTTCCATCTTGCTTAGTAAACCAACTAGAATCATATGCAAACGATTCTTGTTTTTGCTCTTGAACTTTCTCTTCTTCACCAGTAAACCAATCTAAACTTTTATCACCGTTAAGAACATTCAAATCACATTTACCAATACCTTCAACATATCCAGTTTCTGTATATTGCCAAATGTCACATGGATAAATAGGTTTATTGCCACCATAACGAGGAATCCAAACAAAATCACAACTTACTTGATTCATACCAAAAGGCTCATACATATGGTGACCCACATACAATCCAACTTTTTGGCATCCTAGTTTTTTAAGCTCATCAATAAAAGCTTGTGTTCCAGCTTTCATATTATCCATTGTTTTCACTTCAACATCAGCCACCCAAACGGTAGCAGATTTATCACCACGATTATAGAAATTCCTAGCTTCAATTCGTGCATCTTCTTCGGAAACAAAACGACAAAACGCATAGTTACCAAACGATATATTTCTATCTTTCATTTCTTGGATATACTCTTTATACTTAGGGTCAATATAATTCGAACCATCTTGCACTCTAGCAATAATAAAATCTATGTTAGGTTTAGCAATATCCCAATTAATATTACCATTCCATTTAGAGATATCAATAAAATTCATTACTCTCCATCTCCTTCAAATAGCTTTTGTTTAATTTCGTTAACATCCTTCGAAATAGATGTGAAAGCTTTCGCCTGTTCTTCAATTACATTTTGGTTCTTTTCAATAACAGTTTGATAGTTATTTTCACGTTCTTCATTTTTCTTTTGTGTAGTGAACAACATCCAAACAAATAACATTGCGAAAGCCCCTTGTTGAATCACACTATTAAAAATAGCATCTTGCATTGTAAACCCCTCCTAATATTTCCAACCGTTTACTTGATCAGAAAGTAGTTGCTTAATATAATCGTTAATTATATCTTTCTCTTTATCTCCTTCAGTAGTACCATTACCACACGCATTTATAGAGCCATCACCAGTTGTATAATATTGAATCATAAAAGCATATAAGAAGTTACCACCATTTACATAACGCATGGTTTCACCTAATGCGATGGATATTTCATTCACATAAGGAACCATAATTCCACTTGTATTACCTAAACTTGGTGCTACAACATCTCGACTATAAGCTTTCGCAAGCGGTATTGTATTCTTACCACCATTAGCCCCAATATATTTTGCGTAACCAATACCATAGTTATATTGTTGAAAAGTAGTCCAAATATCAACGTTGTATTGTTTTGACGTTTCTAAACTTTCCTTAAAATGTTTCACACCGTAATGAATACTCATCATCGGGTCTTTTATCGTGTTCATCGCCCAACCTTGAGACTCAGAACTTTGCATTGGGTCACCACCTTCGCCACCACTTTCTACCATCATTAAAGCAAGTAATGGAACAACGGCTTCGGGAATCCCTTGCGCTTCACATTCTTTTTTCATAGCATCCTCAAAACTTCTAACTTTAGCATTTACCTTATCATTTAATTGAAAAGTTCCATCACCCTTAGGACAACTACCATTTATATTACCTGTAGTATCATCAGTTGTAACCCACGGAAAACCATAATCATTAACAATTTGAGTATCGTTAATAAATAACCCTTCCCAGTTATTAATAGCTTTCGATTTATCAAAAGCACTCCCTGTGTATATCTCCATATGTAAATGGTCACCACTTACATTTCCAGCTGTTCCAGTATGACCTAACAAATCTCCTTGTTTACGAGTTTCACCAATACGGAAACTAGGGGCATCATTATCGTGCCATACCATATACACTAGATAACCAGTGCCACCTGGATAATTAACTTCAGCATCAGAAGCCCAAACCACACCATCCCCAGCAGTACCAATATGAATAACATGACAATCACTAGGAGCATAATAAGGCGCACGATTTACTTTACCTTCATTGGTTCTATATGTGTAATCAACCGCTTTACTTTTACCATGAGAATAATCATCACCCGGTCCTTGCGTAACATACATAACCTCCATAGGGAATAAGGCGTTTTGTTTGCCATTACTCCCCACAGATTTTTGTCCGGCTTTCATTACTTATAGAATCCTAAATCTGATAGGATTACACGTGCCATATTTTTCTGTCCGTTACGGTTTGGGTGAGAACCATCAGGAATCAATTGTTCTTTATTTTTAGCATTGATTGGGAAGATACCCGACTTTGCTTGCATCTCAATTGTTTGTACTCCAAATTCTCCACAAATATCACGCATTTTATCACGATACTGTTTCAGTGTAACCCCACCACCATTAGGCTTGGTGTCAGCATTTTCAGTTCCATTCAATTGATAGATAGGAAGACTTACAATTACTTGAGTAAGAGGAAGTAGGTTATAACAGTTATTTAACAGCTGTCGCATTTTCGCTTCATAATCTACTAAACTAACTGACTGGTTATAGTCACTTGTTCCACCCATAATAATTAAGTAAGAATTATCATCATCAGTGAAACCACTCACACGAGAAGCAAAATCAGCAGTAGTTGTCGCAATACCCGAACCACTAATTGCATCCACTTTTAAAGTGAAGTTATAATATTCACGTAAATAATCGCTAACGAACTTATGCCATTGTTTAGATGAATGGGTTGCATCAGAAATACTGTCACCAATAATATTCATTGTCATTTTAACAGGTCTGAATGTTGATAACTGTGTATCATTACCCATCGTATCTTCTTGGTTAGGCGCATGAGAATTACCAAATAATTTACATTCACTATTAGAAGCAGAGAAGTTATTAAATAACGTGGTATTAGATGTTACAGCATTATTTAAAATAACCATCATATTTTTAGAGTTAAACACACCAATCAAATGACCGATTGTAGCATGACCAATACATTGATTGAACATGTTTGCTATAATCGTGTTTGATAATTGATACTCATTATTGATACCAACCGCACATCTATTAAATTGGTTGCTCGCAATGATATTCCCACCAGAGAAGCCACGTAAAGCGGAATTAGGTTCTTTCATATCAATACAAATTTCACCCATATCATTAAATGTATTATAAGAAATATTACTATTTCGAATATATTCAAATTGCATACCTTTATCAACATCATTAAACTTATTACCAGTGAAATTACATCCATCAATATAACGACCTAAAATAGGGTCTGAAGTCTTAATGTTTTTAAACATGTTATTAACCACATATACATCTTTTAACGGGTAAATTGTTCCTTGATAATTATACCCCTCAAGATACATAACAGCTTTACCACTTGTAAAACCTTCAAAATGATTGCCCTCTACAATGATGTTTTCCATTTGGTTTGGAATACCTTCTTTGTACCATTCAGGTTTACCATATGGATTAGGAATAGACTCATCAGAATCATCAGCATAACCATTCATGTGTAAACGTAAAGCATAAGAACTTGACCCAGTACCATAAAATTTATTGTCTTTAATTCTAGCTTGTTTCATTCCTCGTAAATGTATCCAACCTTGATTAGTATATGGGTCTTCAAATGCTCCACCATACATAATGGTATTATTTTCAATGTTGATATCGTAAAAAGCAAACCCTCTTCGTTCAGCATGATTACCAATTAAGTTAGGAGCAGGGTAAGCAATTCCTACTAAATCAGGTAATCCATTTGAAGGATAAATCATAGGGAACTGTTCAGCATCTGATAACGGAAGACATCGACAACCCTTAACAGTCAATTTACGAGTTGGAACTTTTAAGATAGAATCATCTGTGTTAGCCCCGTCATTGCTCCAAGAATTATCAATTTGGATTGCTTCGGTGAAATATCTACCTGACGTTTGTTTGAATCCAATAAAATCAATATTCTCAAAGTGTAAATCTTCACAACCTTGCATATCAAATACATGACCTGATATAACAGCATGTTCAATTCTCATTCCTTCAGCTTTAAAATCTCGTGTATGGAAGAATCTCATAGATATAGCAATATCTTGTGTTAAATCACCTTTCCATGTTCCACCTTTTAAACGAATTTGTCCACCACGTCTTCCATAGCCTTTATGTTCAACACTTTCACCATCAAAAACAAGCAACATACCTGGTTTTGTTTTCTTAATTGTTGATTTATAAGCAACTTGAATATCTAAATCTGATTGAGCTTTTAAAGTTCCTTCGATCGAATAGATACCATCTTTCACCCACGGAACATAAACAGGTTTTTGAATAGCTGATTGTACATCAATTGCTGTTTGGAATGCTTGGGTTGAATCTTTTATTCCAGTTGGGTCTGCACCAAAATCGACAACATTGATATTCTTTGAAAAGATTTCTGTTATGATTTCTTCAAAGAAACCATCTTCTCGCCACTTCTCTAAAATATCTTTAATTGTTTTGTATAATTTTGAATCAAATAATTCAATGAACTTATTCAGATAATCAATCATATCGTTTGTAAGTTTATTAGAATTATTCATCGCTTCAATCACCGTAACCATTTGTTCATATAAATCCATTGAGTTATCAAATGCCGAAGGCAAATATCTTCTATATGGAGATGTTGGAAACGGTGGTAGAGTCGGAAAAGTAGTCATTGTTTTTACCTCCTTAATAAACTAGCATAAATAAATCTTTTCGACATTCTTCATAAATCTCACTTTCAATTCGTATGAAAGTATCACGGTATTTTTGAAGCATTTCAGAATAGGTTTCAGAACCAATTTTACCGACATAATGTTCGTTCTCATTTCCAACTTCACCGATATTTTGTTGTAATTTTTGATTACCTATCAAATTACCTTTAACGTCTTCATGATTTCTACCATCTTGGAAACCATCATTTTTAGAAGTTCCAGTCGTATCACTTGTTTGTTTTGAAGTATTATGTGATTCTGATGTTTCTGTACCAGTTGTTTTTACATCTTCGGTAATATCATCTAAATCTGTTGTTGAACCTTTTGTAATGTTTTCATTGATTTTTGAAGCATATTCTAAAATTCCTTTACCATCTTCAGTTGTAATTGCTAAACGATTATCAGGTGTATCAGATTCTACCAATCTAGCAAATTCATCCGAAGTACCTTTTGAATCTTTTTTACCTGTTTTATTTGATGTGCCTTCAGCATCTCTTTTTCCATTAGAATCTGAAGTACCATCAGTTACAGTATTTGAAGCAAATTCACCCTTGTCTTGTGTATCAACATGGAAAGTGCCATCCGTATTTCTGATAGTATCTTCAGTTTTATCCACATCGTCATGTCTATCAGTATCTTTTTTATGGTTTTTCTCTCTGTCCATTACAGTATTCAACATAGGATCAAATTCAATCAATTCACTTTTAAAGCGTTGATTGTAGTAAGGCATTTTCTCATTCATCCAATTTTCTAAATAAAACTTAAATAGTTCAAACGTTTCAAACCCGATTTCCGTCATATAAAAACGTCTAATCCATTTACGTTCAAATTCTTTTCGTTTGCTTTCATCAAAGAAAGGATATTGAAAATCAAATAAATGAGGTTGTCCTATTTCTATCATTTTATTAATAGAAGGTTTAGGATTTTCATATTGTGAAAAGTGGTCAATATATCTTCTAAGTTGTATACTATAAAGAGCCATCTTGTTCACCCTTTTCTAATTGACTGTAAAACTCTTCTTCAATTTCATGACGAACTTTAACGGAAATATTTAACCCAAACAATTCATTGATTCTTTCACAAGCCTCTTCACGAGATTTTAACATAATGTTTCCACTTGCTTCAATTTGCTCATTATTTGATTCAACTTCATCAGACACCATACGCTCTTTTTTATCCATGTTCGCATTTTTAATACCAAAATACGTCATAGCTTCAAGCCATACAGCATTCTTTTGTAGGTTCAATTTATCAACAACAAAAGGGGCATCCGTTTTAAACACTTTAATTGCTTCCGGGTCAAAGTTTTTATTTACAACAATAACAGGAGCATTGCCT